GTCAAAACGGATCGGGCATTGGCCGTTGCCGCTAAGAGAAATGCAACCGCCGGTCTTTTGAAGTGGTTGGTGATCTTGATTGGTGTGGGTTATACATTAATGAATTTTGGTGGAAGTTTTGGTGGACTTTCAAAAGTCTTCCAATTCTTTGGCGGGGGTGAATAGATATGCGTTTGCGTTTTATAAAACCACAAAGAAAAGAACGGTTTGTTTTACGTGGTCCGTTCACGGAAGATAGTTTGAACATTTCACATGTGTTGATTGAAATGGGTTATAAGCCAGCGGGTGTTTTGGGGTATTGGATCCATGTGATTTTTTGGCGGCGGAAAAAACGCGAGTCTGAAAAAGTCACCAAAACCGTGTTGTCAAAATAGGATTGACAACACATCCGCATGTGCTTATCTTTTGAATTATCAAGGATGAATAAAATATGAAACTGCAAAACGTCACAACCAACCTTTCTTCAGCGATTCGGCACGATACCATGGAAGGGCGTGAATACTTGGTTGCCCCCATGGTGATGCTCACCGAAGGTGTCCACAAAGGTTCCAATGGTCCGCTTTATTATCCGGAAGATGAATTGAGCAAGACACCGGAAGCGTGGAATCACAAACCGGTTGTTGTCTATCATCCAACCATGAACGGCATGGGCGTTTCCGCTTGTGATCCGGACATAATCACAAAACGAAAAGTGGGTGTGATTATGAACACACGTTTTGATTCGAAGACGGGAAAACTTCGTGCCGAAGCATGGCTTGAAAAAGATCGCATTTCCGAAATTGACAATCGCATTTCCGATTCCCTGGAAAACAATTCCATCATGGAAGTTTCCACGGGATTGTTCACGGACAATCAAATTGAAGATGGTGAATACAACGGCAAACCGTATTCATCCGTGGCAAGAAATTATAGACCGGACCATTTGGCACTTTTGCCGGATAAAAAGGGCGCGTGTTCCATTGAAGATGGTGCAGGTTTGTTGCAATTGAATTCCGCCGAGCAATCATCATTATCGGTGGCCGTATCTGAAAATTTTGATGGTGCGGTTTTCAAAGATGTTGTTTCGTCATGTTTGGTTTTTGAAAAAGGGGATCAAACGTGGCAATGTAATTTCACGATGAATGATGATTCATCCATTGTTTTTGATCGGCAAAGTTTGGAAGACGTTTCCAGGCAAATGTCAGAAGATCAAGTTGAAACATTCACAGAAGAAGGAGAAAAAGAAATGGCAAACAATCTAGTGGATGCCTTGATTTCCAATGAAGAAGCGGGATTTGACGAAAAGGACCGTGAAGGTCTTTTGACTTTGAATGCTGAAACTTTGGAAAAAGTTCAAAAGCTCATTTCAAATGATGAAGAAGCGAGTGAAGAACAAGAAGAAGAAGAAAAAGAAGAAGACGCCGTTGAAGAATGTGCGGATTCGGAAGACAAAACATGTGATGCGGTAGAAGAAGAAGTTCCGGTTGAAAATTCGGAACCCCTTTCTGCTGAACAATACGTGTCCAATGCCCCGCCACAGATTCGGGATATGTTGGAAAGTGGTTTGGCCGCACATAATCGTGATCGCCAAGCTTTGATTGATGTCATTGTGGCCAACGAAAAGAACGTTTTCGAAAAATCACAATTGGCGGAAAAACCGATGTCTGAATTGAAGGGATTGGCAGCGTTGGCAGCACCGGAAGAAAAACCGGTTCCGTCTTATGCTGGTGCATCCGCCCCTTCACCGGTTGCTAATTCCCAAACCGATGAAGAGCATCTTTTGATCCCCACGATCAACTGGTCAGATTCAGATAGCTAAGAAACTAATTTTCGAAAAGTTCCATAAGGAGAAAACGAAATGGCAGGGAAAACAATTGTTCTGAAGGGATCCAATCACTACAACGAAGGAACCCTTGACACCGCAGCCTATCCAGGTGAAGCAATCGAATTGGCAGCGGATGGTAACTATGATCCCACCGCTTCAAGTCAAGCGGAAGCATTAAAACAGGGGATGCCTCCCGTGTTGATTGAAGACGCACTTCAAGGGAATATTGTGACCACACAATATTCCGCATCATCGAAAGCGTTCTTCTATCAAGCAATCGCCGGTGATCACATTCAAATTTTGGTCAAAGACGGTGAAACCATCGCCATTGGTGACAAACTAGTTGTTGAAGGTGGTGGAAGTGGTCTTTGGGTTGAAGCAGCCGGAACAGAAACGGCTTATCAAGTCAAAGCGATTGAAGCGGTATCACCATCGGGTTCAAACGGGCTTTGCTCCGTTGTTGTACTGTAAGAAATTCGAAAATCAAAGGAGCGAAAAAAGATGTCCGATTTTATTATGAACGGAGCGAGTCATGGAAGTGTTGCTTCAACACTAATGGCTTCCAATTTTGATCCCCATGCCCTGCGTCCATTCGTTGGGAATGATGGGAAAAATTATGTCACGATGAATCAAGGCGGAAACCCGTCCACGATCATCACCAATGCAAATGCAACCCTTCGAAAAGATGATTGGATTCTTCTTGATGAAGTAGTTGTGAAGGCAGCTAAACAAAGACTACGTGCCGTTGCTGATCTTCGGTCCGCTGGTCTTCAATTCAATGTTCCAAACGGAATGTCCAAAACCGTTCTTCAATATGAAAACGAAAGCGACATTTCCGGTGCAACCATTTCTATGGATGGTCTGCGGGAATCGGATGGTGATCGTCCGGAATACAGCTTGGTTAATTTGCCACTGCCAATCATCCATAAGGATTTCAGTTTTTCGGCCCGTCAAGTGATGGCATCCCGAAATGGTGGATCCCCATTGGATACCACAATGGCAGAATTGGCCGGCCGCAAGGTTGCCGAAGAAGCTGAAAATCTTCTTCTAGGTGTTTCGGATTCGTATGCCTACGGTGGCGGTACAATCTACGGATACACCAATTTCCCAAGTCGCTTGACCAAATCAATGACAACTCCAACGTCATCGAACCATGCGACAACGGTTGCTGAAATTCTTCAAATGAAAACACAATCACAGAACGCCAAGCATTACGGTCCTTGGTTCTGTTATTGCAGTCCTTCCTGGGATGAATTCATGGATGAAGATTATTCAGCATCCAAGGGTGACAACACGTTGCGTGATCGTATTGGTGCGATTGAAGGCATTGATCGTCCCGTGACGCTTGATTTCCTTCCAACCAAAACTTTGTTGCTTGTCCAAAAGACTGCGGACGTGGCAAGAATGGTTGTTGGAATGGATGTCACAACGGTTCAATGGGAAACCAAAGGTGGCATGGAATTGAATTTCAAAGTCATGGCAATTTTGGTTCCACAACTTCGGGCCGATATTAACAGCAACACGGGAATTGTTCACGGAACCCATTCCTAGTTTGACGTAGTTCCAGAATCGGGGGCGGGTGAATCCCCGTCCCCGATTTCTTTGTTTATTGTCACAATTTATTTGGAGACTAAAAATGGCGAAACAATATAAAGTGTTGGCCGGAACCCATGCCGAAGGAAAAGAAATTTTTGGTGTTGGTGATATTGTCACATCGGAAATTGAATTGGATGAAGTTTTTGGATCGCAAAAATTTCAATTGATCACGGCAAGTGTTAGCATAAAATCAGAACCGGAACCCGTTGTTGAAGAAACACCGGAACCCGTTGATGAAGAAAAATCCGAACCGGAAAATGTTGCCGCATCATTTCGTGGTTTGAAAAAATACGTGGAAGAGGGTCTTGTAGTCTTGGAAACGGAAGATGGATTTTGGATTTATGATGACGGTGCGGTTGTGAATGACGAACCTTTGAAAAGAAACAAAGTGAAAGCCGCAGTGGTTGATTATTTTGGATAAAGGAACAACCGATTGGCACGAACCAACGCAACAAACGTCAAATCAATCATTGAAGTTGACGCATCAATCATTGTAAGTGATTCGGATTTGGATCCATTCATTTCAACTGCCAATGAATTGGTAACTGAAATGTGTACAGGGACAGTAAATGGACCGAAAACTGCCTACACCGCCACACGTTTGGAACTTATAGAGCGGTGGCTATCGGCTCATTTTTACGCTGTCCGTGATCCACGGGTGAAGAATGAAAAAGCGGGTTCCGTGGGTGTTGCTTACCAAGAAAAGGTTGACTTGAATTTTTCGGTCACAACCTACGGACAACAAGCGTTGATGTTGGACACCAACGGTGGTTTGCGTTCGCTTAGTGAAGGGAAGGCACACAACGTTCAAGTGTTGTGGTTGGGGACAACTACAACGGCGGCACCATAGGGGAATCAAATGGGCATCATTTCAAAAATGAGAAAACAGGTTGCCGTTTATTGGGCGCCCGGTTCTTATGATGCTTTTGGACAACCATCAATGGCATCCCCCGTTGAAATTTCATGCCGATGGGAAGATGTGAATGAGCAATTTTTGGATGGTGATGGACAAGAACAACTTTCCAACGCAAGAGTCTATGTAGATCGAACGGTTGAACTTGGCGGGATGTTGTGGCTTGGTGCATTGGGGGATGCTCCTTCCAATCCCAAATTGGATCCATCGGCGTGGGAGATTCGAAAATATGAATCACTTCCAAATTTCAAAGCAACAGAATTTTTGAAATCGGTGATGTTATGAAATTCAAAGCTGAAGTTTTTGGAATCAAAGAAGCGATGAAAGACATTGATCGCAATCGCCTTGAAATGGCCAAGGATTTTTCCAAAGCGTTGAAACGTGCCGGTCTTCTTATTCAAAGGGAAGCCCAAAAAGTCACACCGGTGGACACCGGTGCGTTGCGTGCGAGTGCCAGAACCAATAGCAAAGGACAAGGATGGCAAACGGTTGTTTCCGTTTCATTCAATACTTCATACGCTGTGATCGTCCATGAAATTCATCCCAAGAAATCCAAATTTTTGGAATCAACCTATCGCAGATTGATGCCGGAAATTCGGAAGGAATTGATTGAAGGGTTGAATGAATAATGGCAATCACGGATCCCCCTGCTACAATTATCCGCCAATATTTAATTGATGAATCGGTTGGTGTTGATCCAACCACATCATCCGATGATTGGCCGGTTTATGTTAGCGTTTTGCCGGATGATGACAATGTGAAAGACAAGGCAATTGCCGTAATTGATACAACGCCTAGAAAAGATGGAAGGGCGTTGCGGACCGGTGAAGTTTTTGAACATTTTGGAATTCAGATTTTAGTAAGGGCAGACACGTATCCAAACGGATGGACAAAATTGGGCGCGATCATGGACAAACTTGATGTAGCTTCAAACGTGTCAGTTTCTTATAATTCGAGTACATACAAACTTTGGGCAGTTAGTCGGACAAGTTTCTTTTCCCTGGGAATGGAAACGGACAAACGGCGACGTGAAATTTTTTCAGTCAATTCATTGGTAGCAATTGCTGAATCATAGAAAAGGA